CATAATTCCCTCATCATCTTGTCGATGACTGTTTTATCCCCGTCTAATAGACATCCCCAATATTTATTTGTTTCAAGAAATTCGCGAGCCTCATATTCAAACCAGTCGTTTTCTTTACAGTAGACTTCTACCTGATTAAGAATTTCAGCTTTAAAAGGATCTGTGCAATGAAATCTAGAACTTGCATTCAATTCTCTTCTCCAAAACGATGCCCTTTTATACATATCGTCGAAGTTATTTTTTATGCTCTGTAATAGGCCTATTCTATTACTTCTTATTTCGTTTGGCTCTGTCATCCATTTCTCCCATCTTTAACCCTGCAGCTTTTTCCATAGCTTTTGCACAATCACGTAGTTTACAAAGTCTTTTGATTTCTTTTTCCTGCTCGATGATATCTCTTCTATTTTCATCTACGTTACAACCCCAACCACCACCGCGATACATGATCGACTTCTTCATATAACGAAGTTGGGCTCTCATCAAATTGATTTCCTTTGCATATTCAGCCCAAGACTTCCTTACAACCATATCCTGTTCATTTGGATTCAAACGAACTTCTCTTGGTAGCTCGTCGTTAAAGAAGTCTCTATTTTCCTGTTCATAATCTGGAAGGTTACCCCAATCTAAATCCAAATCGTCATCCATTATTCATTCTCCTCGTCATAATCCTCATCGTCATAATCTTCATCGTCCCAGCCATCGAAATCAGGAGACTGTTCCCAGTAATCATTAATCTTGTCAACCATTTTCATTGAAACACGAAGCAAGTGATTGTAATCAGAAGACATTGCATCTTTTGTATATGCAGAAACCGCATCGGAATCAAAAAGCTTCATTGCAACTTCATCTACTTGACCTTCATAATCTGGTTCTTTTGCATCCCTATAAGCTTCTTTCATCCAACGCGAAACTGTACCCATCACGCACCATGCGTTACCATTTACTCCAACTAATGTTTTCTTTTCCATTAAAATCCCTCCGCATTCTCGGCAGCAGAAACCTCTGCACATTCATAACCTTCATCGAATCCTACACTACGAATCTCATCGAAGAGAGCTTTACCAAATTGTTTTACATCCTCGTCACGATTAGTTAAAACATTGATAGGAAGATTGAAAGTAAGGAGGAAACTTCTCAAATTGGAAGTTACCCAATTCTCAATCTCTTTTTTAGAATTCTGTTGCAGTGATCCCCACTGGATATCTGCATCTGGTATTTTTGAAAGTTTGAATGGCATTTTAGTCCTCCATTGCTCTTACTTCGCAATGTTCTACAATATCAAATAAAAGATCGTCCAATTTGGCAGCGTCTTTATTTAATCCATTTGATTTCAAAATAGAAATTATTTTTTCACCCATTTCGGAAATGCGTTCAATATCTGTTTTACTCATGATAATATTATAGCTTTTTCAAGGTTTCGGGTTGTCAACTAATTTCAATAATATGAAAGAAATGTTAGAAAAATTAAATAAAAATCCTATCGACTGGTGTTTTAATTGTGCAAGTATAGGAATGAAAGATGTTAAGAAATTAATGTTTACTTATATATTTGTAAACTATGTAAGGACTTTAGGAAAGGGAGTTTATTCGTTTTTTGAAAATGGAACCGGTGATTCTTTTATATTTTCTTTCAAGCCGGGATTCCTAAAAGATTGGGATAATGTAGCAATAAATAAATCTAAAAACAAGAAAAGTTATTATAAGGGATTGATTCGAATTCTAGATGAACATCTACATAACTGCGGAGTAAATAATTATTGCAAATATTATGTAGATGTCCACCATGGGGACTTATCGGTATTAATTACCTTACAGTTTTCTTAATAAAATCATATTGTACATTAATTCTATGTTTCAAATCCTCTACATGTTTCTCGGCATCTTGTTTCTTTACCTGCAATTGATGTAAAGCATCTTTTGAAGGATCATTTAAAAACAATATGGTGTATAACCCGATATCCCTTGCCCTTGATTCAATTTCCTTTTTCTGATTTTCAATTAAATAATCTAAACGGTAAACTGAAACACTGGCTTCAATCAATTCGTCATAGAGTTCTCCTAAGTCGTCTAATCCTTTGAAAATCTTATAACGGTTGTATTCTTTAAGAGCATCGGCTTTTGCTTTAGCTTTCTCATCTTCTTCGCATTCCTTTGATTCAGTCTCTTCATCTTTATGGAAATGAAGTTTATAATCTTCTTCTACTTGTGCAATTTCGTTTGCCAATGAAGTTCGGATTGGATTCTCTTTATCCACGCGGATTCCAATTCTTTCCAAATACTGGAAAATCAAAGGAGATAAGTTCGTTCTGACACCGTTGAGGGTTTTAGTCATATTCCAACTGCTATTATAACCATCTTCGTAACCCCAAGTTACTCTAATTTCCATTCTATCAAAGAAGTTAATTTTATGTAATGAATGCATTGAAGCTTCGTCGTTAAGTTCTTCAAGAATCTTTTCAACACTCTTAGGATTAAGTGTAACGAATACGCGGTAAAGTGTTTCGTCATCTTTAATCTGCATTTCAAAAGTTTTAGGTTCTAAAGTCATTTTCTTTTCCTCTTTACATTCTCTATTAGGATAAGGAACTTCCACCCTATTAGAAGTTGCTTCTGTCATTATAGTTTCCGCAATGTTTTTAGTAATGTCTCGAACTATGATGTCGGAAAGTTCATCATCGTCAATTCTGCAATAAATGTCTTCTTCCCAACAACTTGGAGCAATAAACAAACTTCTCTTTTCGTTATTCTTTACCAAATCTAAAAGCATTGGCTCTGAGAGACTTTTACCTATAAAGTAAGGTATTACTTCTGAATCCTCATAACCTCCTTCTATAGAAGTCTTTCTAACCATAACATCCCATTTACCATCATCAAACTTCAACTTGGCTGTATATTTAACTGGACCGTAGTTTCCTTTGATTATTTTTTCCATCAATTACTCCTTAAAGGAAATATAGAGAAGAAAAGCCTCTTCTACTTCGAAGAGGCTTCAACTTTTTTAATTGTATACAATTTTTAATTATCTGTAGTTATCAATTTCAGTATTGAATTCCTGAACAAATTCTTCAAAAGTATCTACGGCCCATTCAGAAACCGGTACAGTATTATCTGAAACATAGTATAAAGTTGCATGAACTTGATTATTTTCGTCTAAGTGGAATTCAATAAAAATACCTAATTCATCTTCGTTGCTATAGATTTTAGAACCTTCTTTAGTTCCGTCATAAAGCTCTCCGCCAATTGTAGGTAACAACTTTTCTATATAAGCCATACAGTTGTCGAAGACAAATGATGGATCTTCGTTAGGGTCTCTTGAACCGATTCCGGATTCTCCTACTATAACTGTTTCTGCCTCATTCTTATAACCTCTTTCGAAAGCTATAAGTTTAATACCTGTGGCACCTTCTCGCTGAACTGCTGGAACCCAACCTGCTAACAAAGGTTCAATTTCTGCAATGATGTCTCCTGGAGCGGCTTCCTGAGATTCATAAGTAAATACTACATAATCTGAATCGAATGGGTAGTTACAATCAATTGACTTATAACGAATGTTATGAGAGATTTCTCCTTTACGATCTGCATTCATAATAGAACGTTCAATATTGTCACACAAATCGTAAACGGTAGCTGAACTTTCTTTTAAGTTACCTTTTGACTTCTTTGATTCTTTCAATGATAAGGCTGTGGCTTTGTCTACAATCTTTCCCCAGAATATACCAGTGAATGGGAATTTATCCCAATCCAATACATCTGTTAAAACCTTTAAGGAACTTACATCGAATCCGGCCCCCATATTATATCTAATTTCAGATAATAAATCTTCAGCCAAGTCATCTAGTTTCGAATGAGGGTTAAAAGTTTCTCCATGCAATTCTGCATTCTTCTGCTGCCATTCAACACTATTCAAAATGCTCTTAAAAATCTTTTCAAAATCTTTATCTAATTTAACCTGCATTGTTTACTCCTAATAATAAAAAATTAGTAGTTTTTAAGGAAGTTTGTATTCCCCGGATTCGTCTGGATATAAATGAATTAGGTTTTTCGTTCCTAGTAATTTGTCAAGGGGATTTTTCCTGCTCGGACCTTCTTTTAAAATATCTATTAGTTCTTCAAAAGGTTTATTCAAATCATAAAACCAACCGGATTTCCAATCATCCGGTATTAAAATACATTGAGAAATAGGGACTTTATAAAGTTCAGCTACTTTGTGGGAGGGTATATAATGTTCTTGACCATCATTTATGGAGTTTACGTACCCTCCAAACACTGCATATTTTTTCACGATACGTATACCTTATTACCATCAATATCGTAATATTTGTTGCGATGTTTTCTGAGCAATTTAAGTTCATCTACTGCATCGTACCACTCTGTATAAAATCCCATAGGACGATAAGCTCTATGAGTAGAAGGTGTATTAAGAATTTCCTGTACTTTGGTTATATCCAAATTGTCAATTGGTTTCAAATGCTCGCAATGAATCTCATTATCATAAGGATAACAATTATCTACTGTACCAATAAAAAGATGGTCCCCTTTTCTAGTGGCGTCTACACAAAAAGCAATTTCGCGAAAATTCATTACGCTTCCTCCTTAATACGAAGTTCAGAAACATCCCACTTATCTTCCATGCACTTGAGGGCAAACTCAGGAGTAACATCTTTCCAGAAGCCACCGTCTCCGTGGTCATCCCAATACTGAATTGTTTTACCGAGCAATGAAGCTGCAAGCAATTCTGAAGCCCTTTTAGCTTTTGCATCCATCTGTGCCCATACATTGGCCATCAATTTTGCAATTGTCTCATTTGCTTCCATAATTGTCCTCCTGGTTATTTATCAAGCTTTGAATATACAAAGTTATGAATGTTCTTCATATGTTTTTCCCGAGCTACAGGATCATTATGCCATGGACCTATAACATTAAATTTAATAGTTGAATAAATACTTTTACGTGAAATCCTTTTTTCTGCAAGTTTTGCTTTCCAATTTGCAAGTGTTTCTTCTGGAATTGTGTCAAGTGTAATTGCTTCGCCAGTAGACTTTAGTTTAAGATGTCCAGCCTCTGCCTTAACGATTGCTACTGCGATTGAATCCCTAACGTCCTTTTTTGTTGCCATATTTCGTACCTCTTGATAATAATATAGCTAAACCCGGAACCCTGAATTTCTAAAAAGGCAAAATAATACTCCTATTTTTCAATAGGAGTGTTTTTATTAAATCCTTCTTAAATGATCTTTTGAAATCCAACCCGCTAGATATAAACCTACTACTATGTCTCTACCGTCGTAAGAATCTTTTCCTTCTATAGTTATAATATCCTTTGCGGTTCTTCCTAAGTCCGTTATTGTACCGTATTCGACGGGATTGTCTTTGTCTTCCCAAATTTCTATTTTATCATAACGGTTATTTACATAAGGGATTTTTCCTTCTTTAACATATCTTTCTGCAATCTCTTTACATTCTTCCATAGAAGGTACATACAATACGGCAGATTTTACATGACGGGAACCTGTAACTTTATTTTCATCCCCTTCATGTCTAAACTCTACTAAGTAGTATTCTCTTACATCGTTTTCACTTGGCTTTTTAACTTTAGCACTTCCTATAAATTTCTTGTAAAGTTTTTCTGCCAATTTTTTAACTTCTTTAGGGTCCTTATAGATTTCTAATGCTTTTTTCCTTAAGTATGCTTTTGAGGTCATCTGTACAACATTTTTATCTGTATATTTTACGACTTCCTCTACACTAGTCATGCCTTTATCATATACGGCTTCTTCTACTTTATTGGCTATTTCTGTATTAAGACTGGTCCTGAATTTAAATTCATTACCTATATACTCTATTGAGTCCATGTAGAGTTTATCTTTATCAATGTTTGCTACTTCAGATTCTCTTATTATTCTAGCCATGACTAATCTCCGTAAGTAATGTTAGGTGCCCAAGTTTTTTCTTCGAAAGGTTCATCACCCCATTTGACGCCTGGGTTTTGTTTCTTTGTTGGGAATGGATCATCTCCATATTTGATTCCAGGAGTCATAGATTTCTCTGGGAAAGATTCTCCATATTTAATACCTGGCTTATGTACACCGTTTTCTCCACCTTTTGCATCCCAAGAAGCGAAAGCAGCTTTTCTTCTTCTATTACGAATATTGCCACCATCGTTAAATTCATCATTCTCTTCGTATTCAAAAGGTTCTTCTACATCTTCTCTTAAGGCGTTTTCTTTTAGATATTCTTCTTCCCAATCATAGTCATTTTCAGCTTCTTTAAAAGAATATTCTTGAGTTAAACGTTCTATATCTTTTTGTAAATCACTCATAAACTTAATTAGTAACTACTTTAGTATCTCAATAATCCTTACGCCGAAGTTTTCATCTAATACAACTACTTCACCTTTTGCAATAGTTTTTCCATTGCATGTAATGTCACAAGGTTCTCCTGCCAACTTATCGAGTTCGATAATTGTACCTTCTCCCATTTTTGAGATTTCTTTCAATGTTTTAGAAGCGGAACCCAATTTAACTTCTATTGGCAACTTAGTATCCATTAAAGGATTTAATCCAATATCTTTAGGGGCGGTTTTAATTTCTTTTTCTCCGTTAATTTCTTTCATAAGTTTTTTTATTATCCTCCAATCAAATCCTATATTAAAAAATCCTTCTGATGTAGATTTCTCATCAACCTCTGCACGAAATTCGAAAGTTAATAAGCAATACATTTGGCCCATTTCTAATGGAGATTTATCTGAATGGTAAGGGTCATCAAAATATTTGATTTTATTTATAGTAGGTGTTTTTAAGTTTTCATAAGAACTGAATGATTTCTTCAACAAACGAAGAATAGGGTGGAGTACAAGTTTATTATACTTTTTAACTTCTGTAGAAGTAAGTACTCTATTTGTCATTTTAGCTTCAGTTGGTTTACCTTTTGACAAAACAGGAGGATTATGAATTCCGCACAGATCAAAAACTATAAAAGGATCAATTGAAACAATCATTTCTTGATTATTAAAGTTGCAAACAGTAAAAGGAGAGGGGCAAGGAAAACTTCTTATACATTCTTCATAAGTTAGTTGATCTACAGAATCTATATGAATATGCACATTGTCTTTTCCATATTGTTTAGAATTAAATAAAAGAGATAACTTTTTAGCAAAAAGTTCTCCGATATTAGATACTCTCCTTAATTCTTCTCGAGAAAATCTATCAGGTCTTTTGAAATCGTATATTTTAATTTTTCTACGACGAGGTTCGTCCATCTCTTCATGATCGTCGTCTCCTGAAGATATTGCCTTTAATAATTGATCTATTTCTGCTTGAGATAATGGTTCTGATCCCATCTTTTACACTCCTACATATAATATAGAAAAGCCTTCCTGGTGGAAGGCTTTACTTAAAAGAAATTAAAAATTATTCCTCTTCTGATTCATCTTCGAGGTCTTCGTCCTCGGTTTCGATTTCTTCCTCTTCTTCAGGTTCTTCACGAACTGGGGCATCTACTGGATTACCTTCTAAAGCAGCCTTAAACTCATCTACGAACAATACTGTATCGTCAAGGTCCATATCCAATTCTGCATATTCCCCTGCCCAAGCTTCAATCTTATCCCCCTGACTATCTTTTGCAGTAATCTCATAGGCTTCCGGGTCCATTGTAAACTCAAAATTCAATTCTGCTTTACCGCAATCTGCAAACCAGTTTACGGCAGAGTTGGAAAGTCTCTGTACAGTTATATCTTCTCTTCCTAGTTCGTTAAGGAAGTTCAATACCCTTGCTCTCATCTTGGCATTGTAGTTACCTAAGCGTGCTTCCTGTATACATTCTTTTCTCATTAAAGTCTCCTTTATAGGATAATTAGTTATTTAGAAGAGAATTTAATAGTAACTGTTTTGCTTAGATTGTCTACTTGATAATCAAATGCAGGGTCTTTAAGATGCAAATCTACATTTCCGTTTCCGTTAAGGATTTGAAATTCTACATCATGTAACGATAACCCCTCGTTAGCCCAAAGTTGGAAAAGATTAGCAATACCTGCTACTGTTAATTTTTCAGACATTTCTCCTCCAATAATCATCTCTATTCTTCATATTAGATACATGATCCATGTATACAAAGACGCATACAAATACAAATGCCATTCCCAATGCTAATGAAATCATATTAATTCTCCTCCATTTTACAAGCTTTATATCCTGCAATAAAACTTTGACGGGCTTGCAATTCCTCACAAGGATCATCAAAGAATTTATTACTACTATACTTCTTCCAAGCTAATTCTGCTTTCTTTTGAATACTTGCAAATTCTCTTATTTCAAGAGGTTGCTTAGTTTTTGCCTTCTTCGACCCATTCGAGAAAAATCCCATCTTCAAATGCTCCTCTTTCTTTTCGCTTTTTAATTACTGCTTCAAAAACCTGCTTAGTAGATATGTTAAAGGCTTTCAAAGCATTTACATAAACTTCAAATAGGTCTGCCATTTCTTCTATAAGCTTTTCATATTCGGCGTCCCCATGACCTGCTTCAACACCGCAAACATGATCAAGCCATTCCCATGCATTAAAAACTTCTTCAGATTCTTCTTTAAGTTTCTTTGCAATAGCTCTATCGTAAGCAGAGCCTTTTACAACTTTTGCTTTAAAGGAAAGTCCTTTACCAATAATAATGTTAGGAATCTTATCTCTTACAAGTTTATTATAAGTTGTCTTTTTCATTCTTCTACCTCCCTATTCTGTAATGGAGTTGAATTCAAATAATATTCTGGGCATTCACTCATATCGTCATCTAACTCTTCTTCTGTTAGTTCTACACCTGAACAATTGCAAAAATATTTATTTTCTTTTCCTTTGCAAGCTACTGCACAATACCTGCAACAATGTTGATACGCTTTCATTAATACCTTCCTATTACAAAACCTACTATCATTCCTAAACCGAAAAAGATTATACCAAACATTATCCGGGTCCAAAATGAACGATTAATGTTAAACTTTACCCCAGGGCCAAATAAAGCTTTTATTGGATTGTAATCCTCTTTTACCATTTCCAATTTTGGAGGCTCGGGAACCGGAACATCTTTTGCAGTTAATCTCTTAGCTTCTTTTCTTAAAGCTTCTTTCTCTTCTTCAGTTACAGGAATTTCTGTCAGCATTTTGAGCCCACCTTTATAATTAATTCCAACATTTGTTTTAAGATACTCTTTACCTGGGAAATATCATAACTGTGAGGTAAACGATTCAAACTTTCGTTTATAGCATTAACCATATCTGCAGTAGAATTAGATTCACCACCAATTGTTTCTATATAACATTTATCCCAATGTTCAGGGTCTCCATAGTCTTCAGGATGTTCTTTAGCGAATTTTCTAAAGTCTTCTGCCTCTTCATCTGGAAGTTCTTTAAGATGTTCTTCTAATGAAATGCGTTCAATGCCTCGTTCCTTTTTCAAAAATTCTCTATAAAGTTTTTCCCATTCTTCATAAAGGATAGGTTCGAAAATCGCAAGCATTGCAGGATAATTAATTTTCAAGAAAGTTTTAAAATCTTTAATTCTTTCATCTTCTTTAACTTGAGATTCGAGATAGTCTTCAAGTGTGTAAAGTCCTACTTTTTTATTCTCATACTTTTCTGAAAACTTTTTATAATCTTCCTGCCATTCTTCTCTTGTTCTTTTTAGAGAGATATCCCAATCTGCTGATTGACAAAATGCACTTGCTTTTACTTTGTCATCAATGAAAGCCTCAGTATATTCTGACAAAGAATAAGTTTCTGCTTTAAGATTCTCTTCGGCTCTCTTCTTAAAGATTTCTTCTAATTCCTTTTGAGAGGTTTCTGGAAGATATTCTTTCTTTCCATAGAATCTCCAAATATTTGGGGAATACCATCGAAGCATTTTAATATTATTTTTTACTGTAACGATGTTGCAGAAGTTATGATTGTAACAAAAAGCTAACATAGGGATATTTTCAAGATCCCATTCTGTAACCATTGGTTCTCCATACTTCGCTTTAAATTCCATTACTTGTTCGTAAGTAGGATCATTAAACTTTAAGCGAATCTTTCCTTCTGCAAATTGAGAGAAGTCTAAAGGAAGTCCTGGTGGAAGTACATTCCATTCATCTCCATCAAAATATTCAATTTCTGCACCCTGCTCATAACAATTTTTCAAGAGTTTCTGAGAGTCAATTAAAAATTGATTTTTATTTTTCTTTTCCTTTTTAATCATTTCTTTTCCTTCTGTCGTATACATTTTGTGCAAGTTTCCCCATCCTTTGATGCTCATATCCTCATATTCATAACCTGCTTTTTTAGCCCACTCCTCAAAGTCGATTGTATCTGCTTTACTATATCCTAAAGTCTTGCAGTATTCTTCGAGACTATAAGGTTTATTCTTTTCATATTCTAATGCTTCTTGCAAAGAATCAAAAGTGTCGCAAATAAGTCTTTTCATTTTTACATCCTTGGAATATGGAAAGCGTTCAAAAAGTTTTCCACAGCTTCTACTTTTTCTTTATAAAAACCAATTTCTTTTCCGGCAGGATGACTATTGTAGCCATCATCAAATCCATTTATTCTAAACTTTTGCAATAGATCTATAGCTTCTCTTTCGTCCTTAAACTTCCACCAATCTGGACCTTTCTTCTTTTCTTCGTTTATTAAATCTCCAAATGTTGGTACACTAGCCATTATTAGTTGCCTCCGTTTGTAATTGCAATTCTTCTCTTATTACTGTAGCCATAAGTTTCTTAGTAGAATCTGGTAACGTTGCTAAGAAAGCTTGAAACGAAATTTCTGCAGGAGTTGTACAATGCAAGATTTGTTCTGCATCATCATATCTAAAATAATGAGGGTACTCATCTGCTACATGCCACCATTTTTTATTTGAATCATGAACCCAAGCTATTTTCAAACTCATCAATCCATTATAGATTTTAGCATAACAGGCTTCCATAAAGGATTGAACAAATTGGTGCCAACCCGTCATTACATAAATTGCAGCTATGATTTGTTCATCTCTTATAATTGTCATTATATTATCCTCAAACTATGTAAAACTAAAGCTTCTTTGTATCTCAAGGTATCCTCTTCTACAAAGTAATCTGCTACATGTTTTTCGCCAGCCCTAAGTAGAGCTATTTGAATACCTTCATAATCAATATTAATATCGGGGTGGTCAAAGTTTAAGTAACCTTTTAGATTAATTTTGGAAACATAGGTTTTGATACAATTACTGATATAGTCATAATCTTTTCGATAGTTCATGTACCAAAAATATTCTTGGCTTTCACAGTAACGCTCTACATCTTTTTGTATGTGATCTAAAGCGTCATTCAACTGCCAATATATGTTATCAACTATAGCTTGACAAGGATCATCCCACCTGACTAAATCAAACTTGTCAAAATCTAATAAATGTTTCCAATTCATTTTTACCAGCCTAATTTTTTATTTGGGTTTGATGTTCTTATTACTACAAGATTAGTAGGGTCCCATCTACCTGCAATTCTTTCACCAGTAAGGTCTTTAGCTATAACTTGATGTACGTCTACTGCACTTACCCCGTAGTTATCACATGGATGTGATATAAAATCCCCTACTTCAATTTTGACACCAAACTTATCTTTGTGAGGGGAATTTACGGCTACCATTTCTTCAGCTTCTTTTGTAATAGAAGTTAATTTTGCTTCAAACTTAAATTCCCATGAATATAAATCTTTTCCAAAAACAATTTTTAGAAGTGGAAGAGTTCTTGCCTCATCAAAATCATGTCCTAAATTTGAATCAGAATATAATTTACCATCTGGTTGTATAACTGCTTCCTTAACGGTGACTCTATGGGTTGAAGGGTTAAGAGTAGCACTAAACAGGATTGTATTTTTATTTAATTCTATATCTGCTTCTCCTAAATCCTGCCCGTAATACGTTACTACTTTTTCAAAATCATCGCAACAATTTTCTAAAGAAACTACTTTTGTTTTAGGAGTACATTGCCAATATCTTGCACGACCCCCTTTTGTATAACCGGTGAGTGTTTTAACCCACTCATCTGCATTTACGTGAACAAATTTCATACCTACTTCTCCATGTTATAATTTGACAATGAAAGCTTAAAAGCTTCTTCAAATGTTTCTTTACCGTAAGGAATTCTCTGCCATTTAGATTGAGTAGAAGATCTTGCAATTTCTCTTTTTACTGCATCAAAATAAAATGTACTAGGCGCATCCTTACCTTCTGGGTCTCCGTAATCATTACCTTGAAATCTTTTTCGCCATTCTTTATCAGAGATTCCTAAAATAGTTTTTACAGATAATTGTTTTATGGCTGCATTGTCAAAGGACATTGTTTCATAAAAATCTACCCCAAAATTCTTTTTCCAATTTCTAATTCTTTGTAGATGCCTTATCAACCAGTTCATTCCGTCACAGATTTCTTGCATGTGTTCTTCATAGAAATGACTACCTCGGCCCGTACCAGATTTATATCCAAGAATCAAAACTTTATTATTTTCGCAATAGTTTGCTAAAGCTTCATTATAGATTCCTGCAATAACGTGGAATACGATGTTCTTGGTTATTTTCTTTAATTCGTCTATTGCTTTTTCTTCTTCTGGAGTAGGGGGATAATTCAAAGAGATTCCTATCCCCTTAATTACATCCTTAAGTATTAAACCCTTCAACTCTTCTAAATGTTTAGGAAGATGTTTTTGATTTATAGTTACATTACAAATAACACCTTTATGAGTCATATCGCTTACAAACTTCGTAAAGTCAGGATGTTCTAAAGGATTTCCTCCGCCAATTGCAATTTCAGTACCTGCATGCCAAGTTTTGAAAATAGGAATCAATTCCCCATTGGTCTCATATAACTTCGCATGTTTACCTCTAAGAGAACTGTTTTCATGGCAATATTTACATCCCCCATCGCAATAATTGGTTATCTTGACATCTACATTTTCGGCAAAATCAAAAGTACATTTCTTAGAAAAGATAGAAGGTACGTAACGAATTCTTGTACCATCAGATAAAAGGTAAGTGATGTGATTACCATTTTCATAAGAGACAATTTTTAGATTATGTAGATCGCAATATCTAAATATTTTGCGATCCATTTTTCCAACTCTTTTATAGTTCATTATTTAATTACATCCTTTGATTTGAAAAGTCCGTAAGTGTCTTTTGCAGTATCTAATTCGTAAAGCTCTTCTAAACAAGAAGGACAATAATCTGGCCAGTCTCCTCCATATTCGTAAGTTCCTCCGAACATGTGATTAAGATGTTCGCACATAACTTCATCTTCAATAAAGTCATAATCTGGCATATAAAGATTACCGCAATGCTTACAAATCTTTATAGGATTTTCCATATTATCAAAAGCAATTTTTGAAGGATCAATATCTGAACACTCTGGGAACATTTTATTCGGAGTAGATATATCATCTATTTCATAAGCATCAATATAAATTCTCCAGATACGATTTGCAGAATCATCTAAAGGATCATAATCATGAGGTTCGTTGATTCTTTTTTCAAACTTTTCTCGGATTTCCTCTGGAAGTATTCCTTCCAAGAGATATGATTTCCCTCCAGAAACTTCCAACTGGTGTTTAAGAGAATAATCCCCATCGTGCTTTACTTTAATAAACTTAAGAAAGTTATTTCCTTTCATAAGATTATAACCTATTAACATAAGGTCTCTTCTAGAACCCATAGTTTTATACCCCCAATTTTTTGTTAATTTTCTTTATTTGTTTTCTCGCTTTCTTTTCTTGTTTTTTAAGTTCTTCTTCTGAAATAATGTAGCCTTGTTTTTCCATATACCGTTCTGCGGCTTCTATAGCTTTATCAGCTTTCTTCAATAAGGCATCCGTATGAGGATTTATATTTTTGACAGGTTGTTTAGAGAGAGGGTTGCCACAATATGGGCAAGTACCTTTTTCTTTGGGAGGGAAAAATCTCCAACCGATTAAGACGCCTGTCCATACTGAAAGTATAATGAATATTAAAAATGTAAAAACATCTATTCCAGCATTTTGAATTAACAATTCTTTCATGCTTATAATATAGAAAAATTAAAGAACGTTATTCTCTATTAACGCTACCTAATTGCATGGCTTGCTGAGCCAATTTTTCTACAGCGTTGTCATCAGAATCTGGTGGTAAATAATTTTGTGCTTTATAGTTTGAACCATTTGCATAAGCTTCAGCCTGGAGGTTTTTACTTACAGTTCCTAAAGCGAATTGATAAGATCCCCAAGTATCCAAAAGATGCTTCATAAATGAATAACGTCCTTCTGCTACTGCAAGCTTAGCATTAAGTTTAGCAAACTTAGCTTTATACTTTGTATGAGCCGCAGCTTGAAGTTCTGTACTTGAATACCAAACCTTCTTATTATCATCTCGGTTATATTCTCTTTTAACATCCATTAAGGCCTGGTCTTCGAAAGCCTGTAACTCTTTCTTAACCCTATCTGCATCATATTTTGCTCTTTGATATAAAGTATTTAATGAGAAAGATTCTCCAGCCCACTGCAAAAGGTTTGTATTTACATCTGTAAGGGTCGGCATCTTTACAGTAAGAAGTTTCTGCTTCATTAATTCAATATTTTGTTGAACGAATTTTATAAGTTTCTGTTCAGATTCGGAATAGGCTCCTCTAACAAGTTCTTCCCCGGAAGCTATTGATTCTTCTTGTAACTCTATTTCTTTTTCTTTTTCTGATTCTTCTGCTTCGCTAATATTCATAGTAATCCTCTTTGAAGTATTATAGAAAAAGTTTTCCACTACTATAATCTAAATAAATTATGAGACGAGATAAAGATGATCAACAATGGCAAGAAGTTAAAAGAAAAGTTTTTGAAATAGATAAAGGTCAATGTCTTTTATGCCAAGACCTTACCCCTGCAGAAATGGAATTGTGGAAGCAATCTGGAACTGACGGATTCTCTACAACTAAAATGGACCCAGCCCATCATCACCCTGTTTCTCTTTATACTGAATTAATGTACGATGTAGACAATCTTTACACCCTTTGTAGATGTCACCATGAAAGATTAGATTATATGATGCACCCTCTTACGGGTAAACATATTCAACAAGATGAAGTTGAACAATGGTGGCAAAGAATTATAAATCGTAGAAAAATAAATCAAGGTAAAGGTAAAGTTGAATTAACAGAAATGTATTATGATTCTTTAGATTAATTTACTTTAGTGTATCCTCCAGTTTCTTTATTAAGAACCCACTTGAAATATCTTTTAGCATCCGGATCGTATATCATTTCAAATTCTGGTCGCTCAATGATTTGAGGCTCAAATTCTATTTTTGAATACTTCTCATGTTCCCTTTCATTAAGTAAAGATCTGGTGGGTGCAATAGTAGTTTGGCCTACTTTAGGAATATAACCCATCATCCAATTACCAGAAGCCTCGCCGAATTGTTCTTCGGCTAAATGATAGGCTTCTGTTTTATCTTTGGCTTTAATGGATCGGATTTGACCGGTTTTGTAGAATTGGATATAAAACTTTTTTAACTTATCTTTTGACATTAAGCTTCACCTACAAGTTTGAGGAACTCTGTACTTGTAATGATTGGTGTACCCAACTGCTTTGCTTTTACGTTCTTAGAAGAACCAGATTCGGTATCATCGGTTACGAGATAAGAAAGCCCCTTCTTAACGCTTGCAAGAGTTCCGCCATTATCTACTACCAATTTTTCAAGTTCCTTACGTGGACGAACTGCAGCACCTGTAAAACAGAAACTCATTCCTGAAAGAACTCCACCTTCTTTCTTTACTGGAGCTGCGTCTGCAATTTTGAAATATTCCATACAAGATAAGATTTCAGGAAGTGCTTTTTTGATACCTTCGTAAATCTTAGTAGCCATTGTATCTTTGATTCCTTCTCCAATATACTGAGTGTAATTACCCTGCTTAAGGAAGAAGTTGATATCGTAGTTGTTTGAATTTTTCTGGATTTGTTCAATACGTCTGCGGCCTACATCTTCGATATCAAAGATTGCGATATAGTCAGAAACTTTAACATCTTTTGAAAGAACTTTGTTTACTTTATTGTAAATCTTTGTACCATTTACACCGCCAGCCCACTTGCAAGATTCTTTATCACTTTTTGTGATTGCCTCGAAGAAGTCTTCAAGACCTTTACAATCTTTAGAAGCTGCTTCAAAATAAGCTGGACCTGCACCTTTGATTTCAAATACATCAAAGAACTTTTCGATTTTGTGAGCTATCTTTGATGTACAAAGAGGATTAGCACATTTAACTTCCCCGTTTTCCTGAATTATAATATCCCCGCCACATACAGGACAAACTTCTGGGAGACCCAAACCATCGAAATAAAAATTAGATTTATTGATAATCATTGCATACCTCTTGCTAATATTATAGCTTTACTGGGGGTTTGCATTTTCCATTTTTTTAGCTTTTTTGTTATTTATATCTACAAGTAAATCTAAATTCTGAGAAATTGCATTTTGAAGGGTTTTTAACAAAGCATTTGCCGAACTTTCTATTCTAAGTTGATCCCTTCTAACTTCATCCTCAGTTTTGTTAGGTAAATGAAAGTTGGTCATTATTGCTCCTTAGTTACTGTATAAGAAAAGGAGTCTATATCTGTACAAGAGAAAGTAGTATTGATAAAACTCTTTTCGTACTCTTCCAATTCTTCTTCAGTTTGAATGAAAACTTTTTCTTTAGAGGGGCGGCTTACAGAAATAGTTGGGGTACAACCTTCTTTAAGATTGAATGTTCTTTTCATTAATCCAAACCATTCTTTAAGTTCTTCATCCTGTTCGTTTTCAATATTTTTTATTTCTTCTCTAACAGGACTAGGAGGATAAATGGTTAATTCATATTTAGGACTAACCCAAGTTTTTATAACACCTTCTTCATAATACTTGAAGGTAACTTTATTTAACACATCTTGAATCTTGCCAATCTTTTCATTAATAGGTAAAGGAATATTATGTTTGCGCCAAATAGCATTCATTTGAACATTGGGGATCATTCTTGCCCATGGGTATTTAGCTTTATTCTCTGGGTTCTTCCACCACTCTTCAATTTCTCTCAAAACAACTTCTACAAGTTCAGGTTTGTTTTGAACGCACCAAGCTGCGGCTATTGAAATCTCTTCATCGTGAGCTTTAATTTTTACTTCTTCTTCCAATTCATTTGGGTCTAATATTACATGCATAGATTTATCCTTGTTTTAATTATAGTAAGTGGGTGTCTACATTTTAAAGGTAAAAATATAACAAACAATTTTAATTAAAATAATAAATTTTAAAAAATATTTTTAGTAAATATTTTTATTTCAGTCCACGGGGATAATTCTATATAATATAAAGAATTAATTGAAATGTACAAAAAATGACCCTCATACATTTCAATTCGTACATTTCAATTGAAAAAGGTTTCATAAAGAAAACCTCTTCTATATTTTAGGTATGTTAGAAATGTCGTTAGAAGAAGCAGAAAAAACATTGAGTTTTTTGAGGGATATGATTACTTTGTTCCCTACAGATGAGTTGGATAGAGTTCAGGCAGATATGCAGGACTTTATGATAGATGAAAAGGCCCTCCAAGAATACAGTTCTTTTGATAGAGATATTCCTAATCTTAAAAACTTGATTAGAGTTTTAAGAAAGGCAAAGAATTTACTTGCAAAAGATGGAAAGGTTGATAAGATTTTCAACGATGAAAAGTTCGCTCAAAAGGATTTGGAAGATTGGTATGATGCATATGTACGTATGCAGAACTCACTTCTCCAGATGGGTGTAGATGCAAAGAAAGAGCTTGCAAAAATGGAGCAGGAAGAGCAAAACGAAAAGGTTGCAAAAATTGAAGCTTTGATTGAAGAGGGAAAGAAAAAGCAAGCCGAACTTAATGGAAAGAAGGAATAGGTAATGAACGATCTTCAAGAAGCATGTGATGCCCTTTTAGCATTAGTTCCTCAATTAACAGATAAGGTAGTATCCTTAAAAACAGATAAGGATAACCTTACTGCAGAATTGAATAAACTTAAGGATGAGAACTCTTATCTTAAGAGCCTCAATGAAGAAAGTGCGGAGAAGTTTACTCTAACAGATGAACGTAAAATTCAGATAGAAAAACTTCTCAAAGACACAAAGTATATTTTGGAAACTACTTAATTACCCACTAATTGAAAATATGGAAATAGGACTAACACAAGAAGTATCAATTTGGATGAATAGGTTTATCAATGACTTGGCTGCAGATAAGCAAAAAGTTTTAGATGCTATAGCTTTGTTTCCTGGAAACCAAAATGTTGTAAAAAATGCAATTGAAAATGGGCCAGAAAACCTTTCAAAAGAAGACGCAGATACTTGTAGAGAAATCTTAAACTTTATAGAATTTTACGCAACTGGGTCTATTTCCAATTTAGGGGTAGTTAGCAATGCCAGGAAAGAATAATAGATTTTCAGGAACAGGATCTCACGTACATCTTTTTGAAAAAGAAGTATATAACACAGTCCCTTCAAATTATATTTTCTATTATAAAGGTAGAGAAATTGCCAGAAGGGTAAACTATTCTTTGGAACAAGATCCTGTATACAAAACTCAATTCAAAAATGAGTGGCTAGCCAATGCTGTTGAACCATTAAACGAATATACCCAAATAGATTTATTTGATGCTCAAGGTAACAAAATAAACTTAGTTGCTAACTTACCACATTTGGATATTAAAAGAGCTTCATTAATCTATGAAGTTGAACCAATCAATAATATTCCAGCCTCAATTTCTGTAGTTGTTTATACCGGTCCTACAGAATTAAATACAATTGTATCTAACGGAATGAACCAAATGGATGAAGGTTACATTCCTATTGAAGATAAAGATGTAGTTACTAAAGATTACCTTGACGATATAATTGAAGATTTCGTAGCTTCACATTCTGCTATAAGCACTATCGATATTTACCAAGATGAGAAACCTTTACCTAATGGTATAAACCATATCGATAATTTAGAGTATCCTGTATTGTTAGTAAAGGGGCAGAATAGTTTACCTGTAAAGAAATCTCAAATTGTCGTAGCACCTTTCGCAATTAGTAATTCTTATGTAGAACCTACTTTATGTATTCTTGTAAACGGAACTAGAAAATTATATGAAACTAAAGTAGAAGACATTCTTGAAGAAAGGACTACGGTATGGCAAACCATTTCTACAGAAAACATTTTCAAATTAGGCGAACCTCCTGCAAAAACATATTGGAAGAATAGCTATAAAGTAGAATTCAACCCAATTGTATTAGAGGATTTATTAAACAATGATAACCCAATCTGTACAATTTCTTTAATGGTATCTGACCCTGTTAGTAGACAATCTGTACAAACAGAAATAAAAACAATAGGTATAGACATGCTTATTGGTAAAGGTCACGGGGAACAAGAAGTAACTTATGATCCAGATGTAATAGAACATCATAAAACGGTTTGGGTTTCTGGAACAGCTTACTATCCTAACACGGAAGATAATTATACTTTACCTTTAACTGTAAATTTGAAAAATAATTTCTTAAACAATTTCAGGCCTAAAGTGGTTGCGAAAATAGTAAGAATACAAGATGATGAAAATGAAGAGACTTTGAATGAAATCTCTTTACCTAGTCACCTTCCTTTATCAGGTTTTGTAAAAGAAATACAAGTAACTTCAAAATACAATATACATACAACTGCATTAGAATTACACACTTATAATGTAAGGGGTGATTTATTAGATGTAGTTAGAATTGAAATTGATTGCCATATTGATGAAAGCGATGAAAGTAATAGAGTTACTACACCAGATGCAGAAATTGTTTATCCTAATACAGAATTTGGGGAACCTTGGGACTCTAAAGCACCTTTAAACATTTTTGATATGATTTTGAAGGACGGGGAATATCATCACAACGATCCTAGAATTTCTGCAGTATGTTTCAAATATAAACCTATAGATTGTTATAGCCATGCTATCTTAGATATAGATACAGATGGAGATATCCAATTAATGTCAGAAGGTAATACAGGTTGGTTAGACGGAAAATCTTTATTACAACCTTTCCATGCACCTACTGCTCACGGAGACCCTTGCAAAGTAGATAACGGTACTAAAGGGTATTATTCATTTGGAAGAGTGGTTTATAAATCTCCGGTATTCGTAAGAATCATTAAAGCAACTCATGCAAAAGTAAATTCTATCGTCATAGAGTAATTTACCACTAAATAATGTATGAGTAACATATTAGACAAAAGCACTACACTATGGAAAAATTATAAAGGTTGGGGCGACACTCATTCAGAAAGAGAAACTTTCGAAGAGTTGTACAGAGCTTTTAATAGGATTTCATCTGAACAAGTTTTAACTTACGGTCAGGATATTCCTAGAGAACCTTCTGATGCTTTATACGATGCAGTATCTCATTTAACTGCAACTAACGATACAGCTTATTTACAAGAGTCATTATATAAGAAAATACCTATTGTTAAGAAACATGTAGAGGTAACTCTTGAACCAATCTCTCCAAATTGTAACCATTCATTCATTGTAAAGATTGATGGTAAGCAAGCCAAAAATATTATACCTTTTGATTACAGTGATACAGGTATCTATAATTATGAATTAAAAACTCAAGAAGGTAGAGAGATACCTTTTGGTATATGTGATTGGATTTTAGATACAAACTCAAGTTTATTAGTTTTCCAAAATGGTACTCCATTAGGTGTAAGTGCATCTAAACCTCCTGTATTGACATTCTATCAGTATGTTGGTCCAAGTGGTGAAAGACATTATATCGATGCAATCTTATTAGACACAGAGAACGTAGAATTTGAAAACGGCAGCCCAGTAGCCGATGTTACTCCTTATGCAAGAAATTCTACAAACAACATTGAAGAAGATTTCTTACACAAATATGGTTTACATGGAGGAGATGGTAATCCAGGTATTGGATTGGAATATAACCTTCTTACTCCAGTAACAGATTCTAATACAAATGACCCTATCATGGGTTATGATGATAATAGTAACAGCCAAGTAGTAAATCTTTTATCAAGTAAAAAAGGTACCGGACCTTTAGAAGTATTATTTGTTTCTCAAGAAATTGAAAACGGAGAACATGTTGTAGTTGTTGAAAAAGATGGTATTTCTAAAATAGATGAAGAGCATGGCTTCTTTGTAGTTAAAGCAGCTCCAGGTACTTATACAATTACAGTAGAAGAAACCGAAGAACTTAAGACTGTACTTTTAGTAAAGGATAATGAAACTCAAGATTGGGAATTATTCTTCCCTCGCAGTCCTTTACAATTAACAGTTAAGTTACCAGTATTTGCAGATTTAATTACATTGCCTCCACATCTTAAATTATCTGTATTCAATTCTTATTCAGACCATATTACTCATCAATATTATGGTCCAAGGACAGTAGACTTTGTAATTGCAACAGATGAATCTGCTAGTTGGAGATCTGCAGACTTTGTAATTTATAACAAAGACAAATTCTATTTGAAAGACGCCTTCGCCGTAAAAGAAGGTAAACATATACTTGCAAGAAATGCAACTTATAAAAACCATGATGAAGAATTAGAAATTAAAGGTATGACTTTCTCTGGAGAAACTAAAGAGAATGTTATATTAAAAGAACTTTCAATCAAACTTGAGGATGCAGTATTAGAGAACGCTGTAATAGAAGGGGACATTGAAGTTTCCGGAACTTCTATTTTAAGAAACGTTAAATGTACTGGTACCATAACTGTAAAAGAAGAAGGTACATTATTAATAGAAGACAGTGAATTAAATACTGTAGAAAACTATGGCGAGTTGAAAGTTTTCGATTCTGGTGTAATTAATATTAGAACTTATAAAGTTCAAAAAGAAGATATAACTGCTTATGCAGTAACTACTATCTTTGATACTACAGTTTCTAATGATTTCTATTCAGAAGGAAAAGTTTATGTAAACGGTGGTTACGTAAATAACTTTACAGTAGAAGAGGGTGCCTTCTATGTACAAGGTTCAAGAATTTCAAACTTGAAAGCAGTTGAAGCTGAAGAAGGTTCATTACTTGACACTACTTCAATTGACTATGTAGAAAACTTGCCTTCTACTGTTAAAATTGATTCTTCTTATGTAACCAAATTCTCTGATGCTATTGAAAGACCTGTTTATCCAGACGAGGCTACAATGCCTTTCTATACAGCTTTCAATAATAGAGTTTATGCAAAAATACCTGCACCATTTAAGTACGAGCCAGAAACAAATACATTAGAACTTAAATTGGATAGCATTACTCATACATTATTCATTAACGATAATGGAGAGTTGCAGGCAAGATTCTTCAACAGTGATGAAATTGCATTTACTTCTAAAGACAATGTAAAGACTCAAATTGAAGAAGTTTATGGCGAACACGCAGATACTGTATTAGATAAAAAACGTCCAGACAATGTTGATGAAGCTTTGATTGATTTGTATTGGTCTAAAGCAGATTTGAAAGGCGGTAAAATTCCTCTTGATCAAATCCCAGACGCTATTGCAAGTGGCGGTTTGTCTCCAGTAGGTACTTGGTCATTTGAAGACCATGGAGGTAGATATCCTACATTCGCAGATATAGACTTTAGGTTTATGAGCGATGATAGTTATACTGACTTACAAAGAGGATGGTTCTTCATTGTAGCTGCTTCTCATAAAGATGACGATCCTTGCTACCCACAAAGAGCAATTGACGGAGTTGAATTTACTGCAGGTGACTGGATTGTATATGGAGGAAGAAATAAAGAGTTAGTAAGAGACAATATTACAGTTCAGCCTTTGAATGGAATGTCCCCTGTAAAAGAAGATAAAAATACTTTCTTACAATACTCTAAAGATTATGGAAAGACAGCTGTATTCTCTTCTTGTAAACAGTACAGTGATAAGAATAAGAAGTTTAATGATTTAAGTACAGTAGCTTTCTTTGAGAATAAAGTTGATTTATATAAATCTGAAGGTAACTTCCACTTCGTAGAATCTTATCCAGTTGAATATATTGAAGGAGTATTTACAGGAGACCGAGAAGGAGTTGTTCCTTATAGAACTGTAACTCAAATTAAGATTGGAGACTATACATTTAATGTATTAGGTACTGCAGTAAGAAGTGACGCAACTTCTTATAACAATCTCTACACTCATTACCTTACTAAAGAAGATTACTTAAATGGTAAGGCAGGTACAGTAGGTCGTTTAATCTTAGAGGCCGCCAATGATGAATCTAAAGATTGGGCAGAATCTATATTTGAAACGGTAGATGGTAAGTTTGCTTTAAGACCAACCATGATAGATGGTTGGTATGGCGAAACTCATGCAGAGAATGATTTGCCATTGGATAAATGGGATGCAATATATACAATCATTGCTTATTGGAGTGGTGCAGTTCCAGGAGCAGATCATCAATTTGATAAATGGGAAAAGATTGATAGAGCTTATCTCGATCCTGTATATTCCAGATTACCAGAAATGGCACCTGTAAAAGATGGTGTAAACGTACATTGGTCTGTAGATGATGGTGGTACAGGTTTATTGAGATTAGATTATAAGACTTTAGCAGAAGCTATTAGACTTATAAATGAACAGTTGTTAAACTTCTATCCTGATAGACCAACTACTATTAGAAAAATTCAACCAACAATTGATGTAGAGAAAACAACTTCTCCATTAACAGAATATATTGAAATCGATTTAGGACAGTTGAGTCAATATGTAACTGATGCTCCAAAATATGCTTATGATGCAGGTTTAGGTGTAGTAGCTATTTCTCAAACCGGCGTGCACGATTATTTGCCACTTGAATGTTGCTTCTATTCTGGATTAGAATCTACTGTAGATGTATTAGATTTTACAAAATCTATTTTGGCAGATAATGAATTCAATATTGAAAAGTTTGATCCTTATGAAAAATATAAATTAGGATTTAGAGCCCCTACTAAGATATTAGCAACTGAGATTAATGGATTATTAAATATGGGGTTGATTGAAGGTTATGCATTCAATCACTCTATTAGATTCTCTCAATACGATTTAGTAGCTGACGCAACTGTATTGAAAATGCCTGAATTGGAAGGAGAGTCTTTAACATTAGAATTTGAAGAAAGAAAATTCTATGATATGTCAGAGACTATCATTAATCCTTGCGTATCGACTGAAGTAAATATTGCAGCTTTGAACAACTTAATGAACTCAAACAGAACTGGTGGTATAGGATTTATACCTAATGGAACTTCTGTAGTAGGTCAATTCAAGATTAACAACTTTACAAAGTATAAGTCAATTTCTAAAGATGCAAAAGTTGAAATGACCGCAAGATTTGGAGAAGTAGAACTTCCTGTAGAAATTACAAGCCAGTACTTGGATTTAGTAAATAGGGAAGAAGGTGCATTTGACCTTACAGTACAATTTGCAATTCCTATCGAATTAGATATAGATGCTGTAGATGAGCTGGAAGTAAAAGCAAGTTGTTCGAACTTTGGATATGACGTTCCTGAAACAACAATCTTAGATATAAAAGATTTGTATGTTTGTCAACCAAATGAAATGATGGAATTACAAGTACAGCCAGGTGTAGGAGTCAATCCAACATTCGGTACAGGTGCAAACGATTTCGGTGCACCTTATGTTAAGAAAGATTCTATCAATGCATGCAATGAATTAGCTTGGTTAGACGATGAAGGAATTGGTTATCAATTCCCTAAGAAAGATTTATATTTGAACAAATTAAATAATGATTTGGAAGCAAATAATTATCAGCCTAATGATAAGAATGGTACTCCAATAGAAGATGAAGAATACCGTTACGTAATGTTCAAATATTCTTTAGGAGAGATTAAAGACATTTGCGGATTTACAATTGCACTTGATTGGGATACTACATTGCCAGAAGTTTCTAACTTAGACGGTACATTGAAAGGAGTTACTTTACAAGTAATGCCTCGTTCTCAAGAATTGCAGAATGTTAATTTATCTAATGGTAATTCTCCAGTTCCAGTATTCTTCCAAGCCGAATTCACTCCTGATGAACCTTGTTTATATCCTGGTCACGGAGATGCTAAATTCAGAAGAATTACATTTGGTAGAAAGCCTATTCCAGTAGAAGATATTTATATAAGAGTTGGTATCGCTAAAAATACAGGTCTGTGTCTAAATAAAATAGGAGTGTTCTTAGAATAGATGCTGACAGACTTAAAGAAATACGATCCTAATAAATATATGAGAATGGATGACCAGTTTTTGGACATCCTGCTTGATGCACTTGCAGGGGATCCAAAGGCTTTGGCCATGCCAGAGATTCAATCTATTAACGTAGATAACTTAAAAGCCGCTTTAGAGTTTTATGCAAATTCAAATTCCAAATTAGGAGATTATGCAAATACATTAGCTTCAGATGGATGGAGGTTGATGTATAAAAGAAAGCCACCTACACCTGAAGAATTTTTAACTTATGAATGGATAGGTCCTCAGTCTGAAGGTTTGTGGCCTAACGTTAAAAAAGCATTCGTAGAGTTCTGTGATCCAAGTCCATTAAATCCAAAACGAGGGTTGGCTTTGTCAACTTCAATTGGTTGGGGTAAATCTTTACTTTCTAACTTAATTGTAGCTTATACAATCTTGCAATTCTGTTTCATGCGAGAACCTTATAAAGTATTAGGTCATTCGGCAATGACTTCTTATTGTATTGCCTTAGCTGCATATTCTTTGAATAAAGTATGGGACTTGTTAGGTACGCCACTTGAACAGTTTATTGAGCAGAGTCCTATTTTTGAAAAAGTACCTCACCGTGAAGACGTAGTTAATGCAGATAAACTTGATCCAGGTTGTAATAAAATCATTTATTCAACTGCAGGTCGTGGATCTGCTCGTATGTTGTTTAGAAATAATCTTCAGTTGAAGATGATGTCTACTGAAGGTCACTTGTTAGGAAACACGATTATTGCAGCAGTATTTACTGAGTTGGCATGGTGGGAACAAAACGGTTGGACAAAAGAACAAATTAAAAGATTCTTTGATAAAGCCTGTCAGCGTGTTGACTCTCGTATGGGTGGACACTTCTTAGGAAGATATATTATCGACTCTTCTCCTTTCTCATTAGAGTCTCCAATTGATAAATGGATTTGGGAAGAAGCAATTTATGATCCAAAATGGTATTGCGTATTAGGTGCCAAGTGGGATTATTTTAAGAATGAATTCCCTGGCTTCTTTGATAAGAATGGGGAAGAAATTCACAACTGGGATGTAGGTTTCCAATGCTATAAAGGTGGAAAAAATGAACCTCCTAAATGTTTGAAATCCGAAGTAGAAGCTCAATTATATGATCCATTAGACTTAGTATGGTGTCCAAGATTAGATGTTACTGCAAAAGGTACTACACAATTAATGTCTCTTGCAATGCAGAACCCAATTGAATTCTTAAGAGACTGGGCAGGTATTCCTGCAGGTTCTTCTGATAGAATTTTCCAAGCTGGTGCTGTAGTAGAAAATATCTTTGACAACGATTTGAAAAATATTTATACTTCTATTGTAGCAGATGCCGCTTATGAACCTAAAGATTTAATATGGAATCAAATTAAAGATAAGTTGTTTATAAACTTCAATGGCAATTATATGTTCTACAGAGAACCTCATGCTAAACGTGTACTATCTGTTGACCAGTCATTAACAGGAGACGCAACAGGTTTATCTGTATGCCACTGGGAGTTTGAAAAAGAAAAAGATGGAGTGACTACACATAATATTTGTGTAGTAGATTTCACTTTAGCTATTATTCCAAAAGGTGGAAGAATTAACCTTGACGCTATAAAGGACTTTATTATGGCTTTAATAGAATATGCCGGTATGAATATTGCGTATGTAAACTTCGATACTTTCCAATCTGAATCTACTAAACAGTATTTGAAGAGAAAGAAAATACCTATCGAATATATTTCTGTAGATAAGGATAACGGTCCTTATCAAACTTTAATTGATTATGTAACTCACGAAAGATTGGTTTGTGGAAAGAATATTTTCTTTAAGAACAATTTAAGATCTTTACACTGGTCTAAGAGAGATACAGGTTCTGTAAAAATTGATCACTTTAAAGGAAAGATAACTAACGAATCTTCAAATACAAGTTGGGAAGATTCTATGTTAGGAACAAATGCAAAGGACGTTGCAGATACAGTGGCAGCTTGTATAGCTATGCTAACAAAATATGATGTAGAATTAGCTCCATCTACAGAATGGAGAAATACTAAGCTTCTTGGTCCAAAATCTGTAAATGAAACTTTGAAAAAATACGGATTTAAGATTTAACAAGCTTCGTCATAACTAACATCCAAGAATGCACTTTCTAATACACCTCTTAAATGATTAGACTTAACTTGATTAACTTGTTGATAAGGGTCTACTAAAGAATAGGCGGTAGTAGCAATTGCAGATACTTTTTTATCTTGACGACTTTTCTGCAACATAGAAATGTATAAAAGATATTCAAGGAACATTGTATCGAGTTTTTTATAATCATGCAACTCTTCTACTTTTTTAAGTTCTTCGCAAGTACGATCTACTCTATTCATAATATAATCAATTGCTTCATCTAAATCGATTTCTTCCCCTTGTTCTTTCAAATACTCTTTATAAGAAAGACGGGTTTCATTAGAAATAGAATTTTCATCATCTCCCCAAGTTGCATTTAACGACATCTTAGAGTCAACGTTTGTACCTTTGAAATATTCTGATAATACTTCACGTACCTTAAAAGTAAGAATACCATAGAACGAAGCACCTACTGCAGGTTCATCATTTCTGAAGTATCTCTTTAAGAAGTTTTCAGCTGCAGTATCTGCCATGCCTTCTACGATAGCGCCATCAATATAATCGTTTCCTCCAGACAGCATTTTCAAAAGAATAGACTTAGCATATTCTCCTAATGCTTTCTTGAAATCTTTTAACACTTTATAATTATTTTTTACCAATACTTCATACTGGTAATTTTGACAATCTACTTCAATCTGTGGCGGATTTGGCTTATAATAAAACTTGCTTTTGAACTCTTTATATTCTTCTTCGGTCATTCTAGGAGCATCATAAATCATTTAACTTTTCCTTTTACACGGCCATACTTGCCGGTACCTTAGAAGTATAGAAAGGGGTTTTCGATTATTTTCTATAATTTTATGTCATCAAAAGTATAGTCTAAATCTTTTGCATCTGCGACCAATTTTGAAGTACCAAATAGTTTATCATAAGTTACATTATCGATACCTTTTTCTTGATCTCTATACTTTTTTAATTCTTTAGCAATTTCTTCAATCCAATCGAGGCCATTATAAGTCATTGAGACTCCTAATATATCTGCCATACCTGCAAGTATTGCAATCTGACCGTACCTAAAAACTTCTTCTTTTGAAAGGTCTTCTGCTTTATATCCTTTTTGTTTAAGAAATTCATTAAAACTTATAAGTCTCATTGTTCTTCCCATAATTTTCATCCTCTTAAAAATTAGTAGGTAAATTATTTTTGGCAAAAGAAAACCCTCTATTTGCATAGAGGGTTAAGTAAACAAATAAGGGTTACAACAATTTACCAGACAACATCTGAACTTCGCCTGATCTTAAAGCAACCGCATTATCTACATTTTCATCGTATATAAAGGTCAACAACTGATTTCCCTTTACAATGTTACAAATAGATCTGAGAGGAAGTGCAATTGCGAATGAAGTGAAAACGTCATCGCTTGGATTTTCATCTGCAACGTTTCCTACATTTACATTTACTTTTGAAGTAGATGCTTCATCAGATCCTGTCGACATTTCAAATGAAACACCTTCACCGTTCTTATAAAGTTTAACTTCATAATTCCTTGTTTCAATGAATGTCTGAATCTTGCTACCAACAACATCAAATGTTGTAAACAATTCATTCAAATCAACTTCTACTTTTGTAGAAGTATTTTCATCTGGAGTGATACTTGCCAAATCTTCATCGCTTGGATTTTCATCTGGTGCATCAAATACTGCAGATACGTTTCTTACAACTTCATTCTCTCCGATGTAACCAACAATCTGTAAATGCTGACCGGACTTAAGTTTTACTGTATCGCAATAATCCAAGTACTGCAAAATCTTATTTGCCATATACATATTTACATAAAGCTCTGAACCATCAGTTGTAAATTTTTCATTGTTTGGAGTTCTGAAGAAGAATGAATCATCGCGGAATGTAATTGAGTTTCCAACAAACATAGATGCTTCTGGATTAGAAGACATGTTTGCCAAATAGTCTACAATTGCAGACTGCTTATCTACGTCCAATTCAATATTTGGAGTTGCATCGTTAGATTCAATAATAGAAAGGAATTCATTCAACTGACTTTCTACTTCTGATACAGAAGATGTATAAGAATCTTCAGCTCTGAAAGAACCAATCTTCATTACAATCTTTCTTTCCTTAAATTCGAAAGTTGTTCCATTCTCCATCATAGAAAGAATCTTAGTTGTAAGAGAAATGTAAGTTTCTGTTCCAATTGGATTTTCGTCACCATCTGCTGGTAACTTAACAAAAGATAAACGGCTGGCTGGAATAGCACATTCGTACAATGAACATTCCCAATAACCGTCCTGTTTAGTTCCTTTAAGTACTACAGGAGTTTTGTTTTTAGAGACATCCTTTAAGTACTTGAAAAATGGAGTTGAATCTCCATTAAGTTCATTAATCTTTTCTAGATCAATATTAATTCTGATATCCATAATTGAGTTTGTGCTCCTTATTTGTTTTTATTCAATATAGATGGGAGTTTAAGATGTGGACCAATTATTTTTATTTTGGAAAACCTTGAGTTTTATAATTTGAACCTGCTGTATAAGCTTGTGCAAGGGTAACATAATCTGGTTGTCCAAAACTATTAGGCCCTTCTCCGAATTTACGATCATCGTTTTCATACTTTGGCCAGAAGTAATCTGAACCGTTATCGTCGTAACCATCCTCAAAGGCCTGCTGAATATAGCACATATCTACTTCATCAATAGAAGGAAAGATTTCAGAGAAGAAGCCGTTGTAGTAAAAATCGCTCCAAGCTTCTTCTTTTATATATTTATAGCATTCATTTGCGTCTTCATTTTTCCAAATTACTTTTACGTCACCACAACACGAATCTAATTCGCTTTGATTCCAAACATGGAAATCACTTGGATTAGGGGACATTGGAAGTTGTACTACATAAAACATTATTCTTTCTCCTCTTTTTCAGCTTCTTCTGAAGCAGCTTCTTTTTCAGCTTTATAGAGCATAAACTCTTTTAATTCAGCAAGCTGTTTGAGTTTGAATTCTTTGAGGGTCCATTTATCCCAATTAGATTGTTTCGCGCATTCACTGCCAATACAAGCAATGAAGAATCCTATAAAAATTCCTAATATAATTTCCATTATTTTTTACCCCTTGGAAACCATTCCTTCCAGTTTTCAAGTAAAAGGAAAAATATTACACTTCCAATTAAAATAAAAACTGAAGCGACCTTATGAGTATCCATAAAAGCCGCTACAAATACTTGGATTGGGTTATTCATACTGAGCCTCCGTTATGACATAACAAGGTACTCCACAAGTTTTGCGAATATCTTCATCCATTATAAGCTCTCTGTTGATAGGAGAGTAATGAACCTGAGCCAATCGCTGAAGGTAAGGAGAAATCCGATCCATTAATGTATCAAAATATTTACTTTTGGAATCCCATTTGGCAGGAAAGTAAGTATGAGCACTAGGATCGTATACATGATAAACTTTTTTATTTACTAGTTTGTTTACTGGTAAAGGGTTAAGTACCATTTCTGTTTCCTCCTATAATAATATAGGAGTTTTCGGGTTTAAGAATTTCTATTTTTTTTCCACCAACTCATCCAAGTCAAATACTTTATAAGGGGAGTTGGGATTGTCCCAGCAAATATTTTTGTACATTTTAGGATCGACTACAAACTGTTCCCAATTCTTTTTATGCTGCAAAGGAGGGACTTCTCTTCCAGAATCTTTGTAGGCTTTTCTTACCATTCTGTAATTTTCCAAATCCCAAGTGAAGTAGGATTCATCAACTGGAATTTGATGAGTATGGCCATGAATGTTTATGAATTGAGAATTCTTTTTTAAGAAGACAGGTTCGTGACTTAAGATAAAACTATCCTTGTAAAGAACAGGCCTATCATAAACTTTATCAAAACCAAGATATCTAAAAATATCTTCCAAAGAAGAATTCTTGTCAAAAGGTTTAATCTTATCCCAATCCTCTTTTGATTTTCTAAAATGATTAAATTGACGATCATGGTTTCCAAGAATAATATTCAACTGGCGGTAATTACCCTTCATTACATCAATGAAAGCTTTCAACTGATCGAGAGTACATTCTCCAAATAACTTACCGTAAAATAAATCCCCAAGATTCCAAAGTATTACTCCTTTCTCATCTGGAATTTGCTTGTTAATTGAGTTTACAATATCCCAAGACATTTGTATAGATTTTTCATCATTAAAGGGGAGATAATCTTTTCGTTCTGCGTATTTTATTATATTATTATGAAGTAAGTGACTTACTTAATGTAAGTCAGAAGTAATATAATTTCTTTCTGACTGCATTTTTATGTCCTCCTAAAATAATTAATATAATTGTATTATAGTACTTGATTGTGTTAGCGAGCAACCCCTTGATTTGGGGTTTGTGTAACATCATCTTCAAACATTCCAAAATGATTTAAGAACTTCCACCTCTTTTTAATAGAGAATCCTCTTGTCAATTTATATTTGAGTGCTACCCGAGATAATCTTAAATTACTAATAATTTCTCCTGCCTTTTTATTATCCTCTTCCTTTTGAGGATCAAGCCCGGCTGTAAGTCTACCACATTCATTTGCATAATCTAAAACAACTGTTGCAAAATTAACAAACATTCTTTGAGTAGAATTTAAGAAAGGAGTAGTTGCAAGGTCATTAGGTTCTACCTGCCAGTAACACTCTGTAAGCATTCCTAACAATGTTTCGTAAAGCTTACGGTCTTTCTTAAATAAAAATTTTGGCGGATTGTTAAACCAATTTGCTTTTAATTCCAACATTCCCTTTTCAAGCAAATCCATATATTGCTGTTCCAGCCAATTATATACTACAACTTCGTACATCATTATTTTATTTCTCCTCTTGCTTTATATTGGGATTCCGTTAAGTAATCCCTCTTTACAAAGTCTATATCTTTAGAATATTGATTCTTTTCTACCCATCGGACCATAGTACCAAAAGGTCTACTTACTGTACATTTCTCATAAAACTGTGAATTGTCCTTATTAACGTAATGCCAGAAAACCTCTTGGTTTTCATATTTACAAACAGGCAGTACTAGTTTTAACCATATATCATCTTTTACATCTTTATTAAATTCATTACTAAAAGTTTTGTAAGGGGCTACATGGAACCCGTTTTCGGTATCTGTATCTAAAAGTACATAATATTCTTCTTTGTAAAGACTTTTAGTTAAATCAGCTTTAGTATTTCCTGCTAAGTAAATATCCCCAATTCTAGGAATTGCACCTGTTTTGAAATCAAAAATCTTTGTAGAATCATTTAAGTCAACATAATATAAATTCATTATTCAACCCCTTTTTCTTCGTTTAATTTTTTCATTTTATTTGTTAAAGGTTCAAAAAGCTTTCTTAAGCAATCAAAGATTAAGAAAATAAAAGCCATTACAAAATAAAGAGGACTGAATACCAAATTAAAGATTCCTTGAGATATTTCATATCTGTGGGTGCGTTCATCCCAAAAGAAGTCAGTCCATATTTCTTTGAATGGGGTTTCTTTACCCTCTACATGATCACTGAGCCAAAGCG